CTCAGGCTCAAGCTACGGGACTTGTCCACTTGATAATGGATCATCACCATCAGCCCGAGTCGGATGGCCGCTTGGGCGCCCATGAAGGGACCACACCATGTCTGTGAATACCGCAGAAGGCGTCACCGTAGCCATCGGGACGACCCTGGCCGCAACAACCCTCATGCAATACGAGTCGGACGTTTACACCGTACTCGGCGAATGTGAGGACGCCGGCCAGGTCGGCGACGAGGCGCAGCTGATCAGCTTCACGGCCCTGGCCGATGGGCGCACCCGAAAGTTCAAGGGGCCCTATGACGCCGGCACAATGGCCATCGTCTGCGGCGCGGACACCCTGGACCCAGGCCAGCTCGCCATGGTCGCGGCCGTGGCCACCAAGTTCAACTACAACTTCCGGGTGACCCTCGCGGATCCGACCTCCCTCACGGGGGAGCCGACCACGCTCTACTTCTCCGGCCAAGTGGCGTCCGAGCGCTGGAACATCGGCAATGTGTCGAACATCATCAAGCGCACTTTCAACGTCGCCGTGAACACGCCTATTCTGGTGGTCGATCCGACCTGACGCCGCCGGGGCTTGGGGTCGGCCTATGAGGACCCTGCCGCATGACGGACACCGCGCTCCCTGGGGACGGCGATCTCGAGCTCGTGCTTCCGCGAGAACCGAAGCCGGTCATTCTCAAATGCAATGCCGCGGCAGCCATCCGATTGTCGCGCCTGCCAGGAGCGTTCGAGAACGCCGACCCGCATGTCTCGACGGTGACGAGCCGGGTCTTGGGACTCCATATCGACACCATGGCGGAGGTCATCCGCGCCGGCGCCGGGGTAGGCCCTTCGGCGGTTCCGGACTTGGGCGAGAAAATCTACGAAGCGGGTCTTTACGAGGTCATGGTCGTTCTCGCCCAATACCTGGGGCGCCTCAAGAACGGCGGCCAGCCCTTCGCGCCACAGAAGGAGGTGGCGGACGATGGCGCCGAGGACCCTCCGAACCTCTCGGCATAGCCGAGTATTATCTTGAGCTCGTCAAGATCGCGACCGGCCGCATGGGCTGGGCGCCGGACGTGGCCATGAACGCCGATCCGATCATGATCCGGCTGGCGTGGAAGGGGCATTGCGAGGAAATCGAGACCTGGGAACGCATCATGTTCGCCGCGGGCGGCAATCCCCTTCCGCCGAAGGGACCGCCCCGACTCGGCCCCGGAAGCGCGGCGTCCAGGTTGCGGGCCTTCGCCATGGAGCACAACTCCCGGCGCAAGCGACTGCCCCCGGCCAAGAAGGTGAAATAGATGGCTGACGAGAACGTCATCGGCTCCGCCAGCGTCAAGATCGTCGCCGACACGACGCAATACACGGCCGATCTCGCCGCCGCCCGGGCGCAGGCGCAGGCGTTCAGCGGGCAGGCCGTGCCCGCAATGGACGCGGTGTCGCGGGCGACCCGGAACCTGACCGCCGACCAGCGCGATCTCATCAGGGAGCTTCTCGCTCAGAAAACGTCCTTGGCGGACGCGCGCGACGCCTTCAACCGCAATGCCGAGGGCCTCAAACTTTACAACGCTTACGTCAAGGCGTTCACGGCCGCGCAGCAGGAGGCCGCCGTGGCCTCGGCCAGCCTCGGCGCGACACAGGCGAAGGCGACCCAGGAAGGCATCGACGGCATCCAACGGCTGAGCGCTGCGGACGTCGCCTTCGCGCAGCAGCGCATGCGCCTGACGCAGCAGATGATGCAGGCCAACCTCGTAGCCGGGGAAGGGGCTGCGAAGGCGGACATTGCGGCGGCTGCGGCGACCCTGGCGTTCCGCACCAGGATGACCAAGCAGCAGGTGGCGGAAGCCGTCGCGGCTGAAGCTCAGGGGCTACAATTCCGGCGCCGGATGACTGCGCAAGCCGCCTCTGAGGACGAGGCGCTCGCCAAGCGACGGGCTGCGCTCATCAAACAGACGATGCCGGAAGCCGCCGCTGCGGCGAAGCGGGATTCCATCGTCGGAGAGGCCGGGGCGCTTCTGGGCGCCGGCGCGATCAGCGAGGCCGAGCACGCCGAAGCGATCGCCAGCGCGGAAGCCAACTACGCCAAGATGACACAAACGGCGGAGAAGGCGGCGACCGCCATCAGGGGCGTCGGTTTCTCAAGCTCGACCACGACCCGCGAGTTGATCGTCATGGGACGTGAAGCGGCCCGCGGCAATTTCAGCCGATTGGCCGGATCCGCCACGATCCTGGCCCAAGGGCTCGGGATCATGCCTGCCCTCCTGTCCCCGGTGGGACTGGCGCTCATTGGCGTGACCGTCGCCACGGTCGGCGCCACGGCCGCGACGATCGCCTATGCAAATGCGCAGGAGCATCTGGCCAATGTCGCCGCAGGGGCCGGGCGCCGGTCCGGTCTCTCGCGCTCCGACTTGGAGGGGGCGGCTGAGCAGGGCGCTCGCCAAAGCGGACAGTCTGAAATCGGGACGCGGGCCGTGGTCGAGGCGATGGCCGAAGCTGGCGTGCAGGCCCAAAAGACCGCCGCGTCCATCGCCGAGCTGACCCCCGTCTATGCGAAGCTGACCGATCAGAAGCCGGCCAAGGCGACCGAGGAAATCGCAAAGGCCATGGGCCTTCTTTACGAAGGCACAAAAGGCGCGAATTCCGCGGTCGAGATATTCCAGAAGCGCTTGGGCGACGTCACCGAGTCGCAGCGCGCACAGATAATCGCCGCAGTCCGGGTCAACGACATCCAGACGGCCCAAAACATCCTTTGGCAGGCCGCCGCGAAAGATCTCACCGCCGCCCGCGATGCCGGAAACGGCGCCGCGGATATGTGGGACAAGATTGCGTCCTTCGCCCTGAAGGCGTGGGACGGCATCGGCAAGGCCAATGACGCCAGTCTCAAGGCGCCCGCAGCCCTCGTGGGAGCCCGGGTCGCCGCGGGAGACGCGGCGGACGTTTATCTGGCGCTGGCCCGCGCGAGCGCATCCGCGGCCACAAGCATGCGCGACGCCAATGCGGCGGCGGCTGCAAGCCGTGCCCGCCTCATCGAGGCGCAGGAAGCCGCCGAGAAGGCGCACCTGCAAACGCCCGAGGGGCGCGAGCAGGATGAGTTCCAGGATCTCCAGGGACGCGCCAGTGCATCAATGGCGGGCTATAAGGCGTCGATAAAGCTCGGCGACAAGAGCGCCGCAGCGAAGTACCTCCAAGACTACCGTGAGGAAGCGGACGCGATCAGTCGCGTCACCGACGCGCACGGCAACTACATTCGGATGCTTGATCGTGAGCACCAGATTAAACAGCTTGAGGTTCAGGAAGCTCAGGCGCGGAAAATCCGCAACACATCAGAGGTTCAAGCGATTTCTGAAAAGATCGCTCTTCTGAAGGTCGGTGATCAAATCGAGACGAATGCCGATGCCCGTCGCGCCGCGTCCGATGCCGGCGCATTGGCGGGGGCCAAGTCCATGCGCGGCGCTCCTCGCACGGACTCCTTCGGCAATCAGCTCAAGAGCAAGGAGGCCGATGCCGCAGCCGAGCTCGCCCTGGCCAAGGCTTATGACGTTTCGGACGCCGCGGCCCTGCGCGCCGAGGCCAGCCGTCGAGCCTTGACCGAGGCTACGGCCAAGGGACGTACCGCCGCGCAGGAGCAGAAGCTCTTGCAGGCCGAACTGAACCTCGCCGCCGGCAAGGAAGCGTCCGAAATGGCCAAGCGCATTTCCATGCTCAACGAGGAGACGGCCGCGCGCAACCGCTACAATGCGGCCGTGGCGTCGGGTGCGATGACGCGGACCGAGGCGGACCGAAAGGCCACGCAGGACGTGGAAATGGGGCGCCTGCAATCGGAAGCGGACGCGGCCACCGGACCGGCCAAATCCGTTCTCGGCGCTGAAATTCCCAAGCTCCGGGCGGCCGATGACGCGGCCAACGCGGCCCGCGATCGCGCGGCCCTCGTCGATGAAAACCGCAAGCTTCAGGAAAGCATCGACAAGCTGAAGGGCGAGATTGCCGCCATCGGCAAGCCGAAGGGCTCGGTTTCGGTGACGGAAGCGCAGAATGCCGCGCGGGACAACCTGGGCGCCACCATGGCCGCGACCCCGGAAGGGCAGGCCAACATCGCCTTGGCTGGCCAGAAGGCGCAGTTGGACACCGCAAAGGCCCAAGCGGAGGCCAACTACAAGATCACCGAGTCCGTCGCAGAGGAAATCGCCAAGCTTCAGGAACAAATCGCCGTCATCGGCATGGGAAAGGAAGCGGCGCTCGAATATGCCAAGACGCAGGAGCTCATCAACGAGTACAACAAGGCCGGGATCGAAATCGACGCCGACAGGGCCGCGTCAATCCTGAAGCTGGCGCAGGCCTATGCGCAGCAGAAGATGGCGGCGGACAAGGCCGTCGAAGGGCAGAAGGCGTCGCTTGAGGCGTCGAAGGCCCTGGCCGACAGCTTCGAAAGCGCCATTGAGGGCGCGATCTTCGATCACAAGAAATTCGCTCAGTCGGCGCACGACATCGCCATGGGCCTCGACAAGGACTTCCTAAAGGGTGCGCTGACGGGGTCCGGACCGTTCGCCGCCATGATGGGGACAGGCGGCGACTCGTCGCAGGGCGGACTCCACGGCGGCGTTTTGGGGCAGCTCTTCGGGATGGGGATGCGCGTCCCCGGCGCCGGATCCAACCTCGGAAGTATCATGACGCCGGGCTCAAGCCCGGGGAATCCGCTTTATGCGACCATCGTCGGGGCGCTCGGCGGCGGTTCAAATCCGCTCGCAGGACTCCTCGGTGGCAATGGCGGTTCCTCGGGGATGCTTTCTTCCGATGGGTCCGCCATCGGCAACGACGTCGCCGGCGTCTTCCATACCGGCGGCTGGGTCGGCTCGCCCCAGCGCCAAATGCCCGTCAGCCCGCGCCTGTTCGTCGGGGCGCCTAGGCTTCACAGTGGGCTTGCGCCCGACGAATTTCCCGCCATCCTGCAACGCGGCGAGCGCGTCATACCTCGCAACGGCAGAGTCGCATCCGGAGGGGTCGTCATCAACCAGACCATCACCGCCAGCGACGCGGGATCGTTCCGGCGCACGGCCGGCCAGATTCAGCGCGAGACGGCGCGGAGCATGCGAAGGCTTCCAGGGTGACCCAAGCCTTCGTCGATGAATCCCTTCCGTCGCAAATCCAGGGTATGCCGTGCCATGCGCAGCCGAGGTTCTCGACCCGCATCGTCATGGCCAAGTCCGGCGCCGAGGCGCGAAACCGGAACTGGATGAACCCCCTACGCAAATTCTCCCTGCCCGAAGCGGTAACGGACATGGACAGTTTTGAGGCGGTGGAATCCTTTTGGGAGGCCATGGGCGGCCCTTTCAGCACTTGGCCCTTCCGCAACCCGTTCGACTTCGCCTCATGCGCCCTGGCCGAACCGAACGTCGCTCCCACGGTGACCGGCGCCGACCAGGTCATCGCGACGGGGAACGGCGTCGACTATCAATTCCAGCTCATCAAGACGCGCGCCGTGGGTCCGGTCAGCCTTGCGAGGCCGATCGTCCTGCCGATTCTGGACACCGTGATCATCGAAATCGGAGGCTTCCCGCCGGCGGAAGTGCCGCCTGGGTTCCCGTTCATGGGTCCGTACACCGTGGAGTCGATAACAAGGCCCGGCGGCATCGTGACCATCAGCCCTCCGCTTGCTCCGGGCATCGTCATGACGGCCGGCTACCTGTACGACACCTTGGTTCGCTTTGAGGGGGACGACACCTTCGACGCGATCGTCCATTCGCTTGAGACGGTCGGTTCGTCGGCGCTGAATTTGGTGGAGGTTCGGTACTGCTAATGGCCGGCGTGTGGTGCGAGAGCTTCCAAGTCTACCCCAGCATCGCGAACATGCTGCAGAACATCTACTTCGCCGAAATCGACGAAGGGTTTGAGCTCACGACCGCCAACCCGTCATCGGGGATCCAGGGGCTACGCGGGACGGGTGGCGGCAACTTCCGGGCCATCTACGGTGAGAACAAGACGACCGCCGGCTTGGCCTATCGGTTCAGCCTTCCCAACCTGCCGAGCACGGAGACGGGCAACGCCTTCGTGCTGGCGGCCTTCCTGGACGCCGCGGCCAATCAGCAGGTCATGTTCATTCTGGGGACGGACGGGTCCGTCGTGGCCTATGGCGGCGGCCTTTGGGCGAGCCCCTACGGCCGCAACGCCAACGCCACACTTCTCGACCGCAGCGTGCCCTGCACCATCGTCGCGGCCTTCAACCACATTGAGTTTCGCGTGACGCCGGGAGCCGGATCGGCGGGGGCCTTCGAAGTGCGCATGAACGGCGTGACGGTGCTGAACTTCGCGGGTGACACCATCGGTCACAACGAAATCGCGCAATTCGGCATCGGTCTCAATCCGATCACCCCGGCAACCTACGACTTCGGCGACATGCACACATGGGACACCCTTGAAGGCCAGGGGCCACAGGACTTCGTGGGGAACGCCGCCGTTCTGTGCCGCACGCTCGTTCAGGACTCGACGCCGGCGGAATGGGCGCTTTCGAGCGGCTCGACCGGGTACACCCTGCTCAGCGACAACCTGGATTCGACCTACATCGAGGCGGACACCACGGGGCTTACGTCGGCATATCTGGCCGGCAACTTCCCTACCGACGTCGAAGGAATCATCTACCTGCAGGCCAACTTCCGGGCCATCAAGACCAACGCCGGGGACTGCGATATCACCCCCGGATTCAGCCATGATGGGAACACGGCTCCGGGCAGCGTGGCCGTCATTTCTACGGGCGAGGCGTGGTACACTTCGATCCAGGCCACCGATCCGGCGACGAGCGGCGTTCCCTTCACCGTCGATGGCGCCGAGGCGACAGCGGTCGAACTGACCAGGACGCTCTGATCGGCCATGGCCGGGGGCGCTCAGGTAAGCGAGGCCAATGTCCAGGCGCTCGTCAAGCTTCAGGCCCATGCGGACGTCGCCGAAGCCAACGTCCAGGCCCTCGTCAAGATCCGCGCCGACGCCAAGGTCTCGGAGACCTACACGCAGGCGGTCGTCAAACTGCAAGCCGGGGCGCAGGTCGCCGAGGCCAATATCCAAGCTCTGGTCTATCGGTCATGTCCGGCCTCGGAGCGGTGCGACCTGTGGAAGATCACGCGCACGGACGGCGTCGTGTTCGGCTTCACGTCCTTCGATTCCGACATCGAGGCGTTCGGCATAACCTTCAAGTCATGCGCCTCGCTTCAGGACTCCGCGTCGGAATCCTCGGCGGACAGCGGATCGACGGGGTCGGTCGAGCTCACCGGCCTCATCAGCGACGACGCCATCACCGACGCGGATCTTTATTCCGGCGTGTTCGACGACGCCTATGTCGAGTGCTGGGTCATCAGCTGGGGTTCCGGGAACGATGCGCAGGCGCCGTTCCGGGTAGGGGCCGGCTGGATGGGAACGATCACGCGCGGCCAGGACAGTTATGTCGCGGAGGTTCTGGGTCCCAAGGCGCGCCTTCAGCAGAACGCCCTAGTGGACTTCTATCAGCCGGGGTGCCGCTGGCAATTCGGGGATTCCAACTGCACGGTCAACAAGACGGCTCTCCAGGTCGAGAACGTCGAATGCACGGGGTCGGCGACCAGGTTCATTATCTACTTCCCGAACCAAGCCGTCCCGACGCAAACGGCGCTCTGGAACGGAGGCTACATCGTCTGGACATCAGGGCAGAACGCGGGCCAATCCTGCCAGACCGAAACCGTGGATTGGGAGGCGGGCGTCATGTCCCTTTGGGATCCAGCGCCTTTCGTTCCGGCTCCGGGCGACACCTTCACCGTCGTTCCGGGGTGCAGCTATGACACGGACGGTTGCAACGTCTATGGCAACTTCATCAACTTCGGAGGCTTCCCCAACGTCCCCGGTCCCGACGCCCTTCAGCAGAACGCCAGTGCCCTGTTCGCAAGCAGCTGACGTCGTGGCGGCGGCGAGGCGCTGGATTGGAACGCCGGTGCGTCATCGCGGTCGCACGCTCGGTATCGAGGTCGATTGCGTCGGGCTCGTGCTGATGGCTGGCCTCGAAGCGGGCGTCCTCGGCGAGGTCACCCCTAGCCTGCCCGTGGCGAGCGGCTACGGTCTCCTGCCCAATCCCCGCTCGATGCGCCAGGCGCTTGAGGCTCACATGATCCGCGTTGCGGTTCCCCGTGACGGGGACGTGGGGTTCTTCGACATAACGGGAAGGGGCAATCCCATACATCTCGGCATCTTCGCCAGCCTCCGCGATCGCCAGACGATCATTCATGCCGACGCCGGCAACCGCAGGCATTGCGTGGTCGAAATCGGCTTCTCGACCCTGTGGTCGGCTAGGCTCGACAGCGCGTGGCGCTATCCGGGACTCGCCTGATGGCGTCCCTCGCTCTTTCGATCGTCGGCGGCGCTTTCGGGGGTCCGCTGGGGGCCAGCGCCGGTGCGCTCGCCGGCAGCATGATCGACCAGGTTCTTTTCCCGACGCACTACCCGCCCAAGCCGCAGATCACCGCTTCGACCTACGGGGACGCGATTCCGATCGTGTACGGGCCGCTCAACCGCATGGGCTGCAATCTCATCTGGACGTCGGGCTTCTACAACCAGATCAAGAAGAACGATCTCAAGCTTCTCTTGGGGCCGATCGGGGCGCTGAAGTCCGAGACGTCGATGGTCGTGGCGGACCTAGCCCTGGCCGTGGCGGCGGGGCCTCTCATGCCCGGATGGTGCGTGAAGATATGGGCCAACGGGGCGGTTCTGTTCGATTCCACCGCAGGCACCGGGCAGCCGACGCCCGACGGCAACGGCGTCGTGACCTGGACCGTCAGCTTCCTCACCTACCAGTATTTCGATGCGATCACGGTCTATCCGGGCAACAACCTTCAGGAACCGGACCCGACCATGGAGTCCTACTTGGGCGCCGAATACACGACGGCGTACCGAGGCACGGCCTACATCGTGATCAAGGGCCTTCAGGTCGCCCAGTATGGCGGCTCGATTCCGGTCATCAACGTGCTCTGCCAAGCCGAGGAAACGGCGACCGTGGGGCAGGCGGTCAACGATATCTGCGAGCGCTCGGGCCTTCCGGCCAATGTGATCTCGACCTCGGCGCTGACGGCCGAATTGCAGGGCTACCAGATAAACAGCCAATCGACCGGCCTTGGCGCACTCGAGCCGCTGGCGCTGTGCTTCGACTTCGACATTGCGGAGGTCGCCGGCGGCCTTCGGTTCACGCCGCGCGGATATCCGCCGTTTTGCTGCATTGAGAACGATCAGCTCGCCGGCCACCCCTACGGCGATGCGCAGCCCGACGCCTATCAGTGGCCGCGGGAGTCCGAAACGGTCATGCCGAAGCTGGCCGCCCTCACGTTCAATGACCCGGCCCGCGACTGCAATCCAAACACGCAGGCGACCCAAAGGCTCACCGGAACCGCCAACTCGAACATCAATCAGACGGTCCAGGTGACGCTGGAAGCGCCGACCGCCATGAAGATCACCGAGCGCATGCTGTGGGAGGCGCATATCGGCAAGCAGGGGTTCAACGCCCCGACCGATGATCGGCTGATATGGGCCGAGCC